AGACCAAGTTGCACAACAACACGCACCTGTGTATTTTGGCTTTTTACAACTGACCTCTTGACATGTCGCTTCAGGTGTGAATGTTCCTGAACATCTTTCATTAGCCACCTCTGCTGGATCGAAAGGACCAAACACAGGACCAGTTAGTCTAGAACCAACGAATATACGGTGACAACCTGCTCCCGCTTGACAACAGGCACCCTTAGTCCAATCACTTCTGGGTGTTCCGGGGCCTCTCTTTCCGCTGTCGCCTGGAAAAAGTGGTATTTCAAATTCTTCAGTATCGTCTGTGTCATTTGGATCATCCGAAGAATCGTCGTCGTCGTCATCGTCGCCACACCAGTCTCCACTATCACAACATTCTTCAGACTGTGGATCATCACAACAAGGACTTCTTGATGGGTGTCCTGCGGGACAATCACAACATCCTGTTATTTCACAGGGACATTCACATGGTCCAGCGATGCTACAATTAACAGAGCCACATGTAGAATCTATTCCCATAAAGATTCCTCTCAATGAGGAACACTCTTGTGGTGTTAGATTAGGAACACAATTTTCATTACAGAAGCAACAAGCACCTCGGAATTCCTGATTACCACAACAGTCATCACATTCAGATCCTGCCCCTAGCCATGTGATATTTAACTCTGGATTTTGTGCTTTTATGGCATCACAAACTTCTTCTAACATAATACCACGACAATCACCGTTTGTATCGTCACAACAGGCACCTACTGGTGGTGGATCACATACATTGATAGTCTCGCAGATTGTACAAGGATCTTCAGTAACAGTTGAAGGAACAAAATAACCGTTGATTAGGTTGCACTGTAGAAGAGTCGAGGGAAGCAAACACTTTGGTCTACCAACAGGTCCATCTGTTCCTCCATATATGTCATCATATTCTGGACCTAGACACGCTGAACATAAGCCAGTGTTTGAGATCCTACCCTGTAGTGCGGTGCAACTTTCTGTATTTGGAACATCAACACAACCGATTGGACACGGGGCGCAACACTTGAAGAGATTGTCGTTACCCAAATTACATTCAGAACAATTCTGAACCTCTCTTCCTCCTAGTTCTTCGCAACTGTTACATCCATCTGTTATTGTGACACAGTATGAACTTTCAGGATCTAAATCAAAACAACACTTCTGTATAGGTAGGGTACATAAATCATCACAGAATTCAAAGTTTAAATTACCACCACAACAACTTTCACATTGTCCGTATAAGCAACCAATATATGAACCAAAATCTTCAGGCCCAGGCAAACATCCTGCATCATCACTACAACATACATAATCCGCAGGTGGAGTATAGTCACCACTATCATCACACAAAACTCCTGTGTTGATTGTGCCTTCTAGACCAGAACAACAACCTCCCGTGATTCCTGCACCACACTCAGGATCAGTTCTTCTATAACAAGGAACATCTTCCTCAAAAGATCCACCTAGTTCATCACAATATGTTTTGTTTACAAAGTTTACACAACCAAGACCACTACAACATGATCCCAATCGATCCTCTTTGAATATATCAACATCCCACCCATATCCTGTTTGTGTGGCAAACCAAGTGTCACCATTATCAACAGTCAGTAAGTTTACTATGTCAATACCATTTGTAAATGTTGGTGTTCCAGCAAACTTTACGTTGTCTGGGAATTTAATATTATTTGGTCCACCCTCAACGATGACCGTGATGTTTTTCATCTCACCAAAGTTGTTACCATCATTACTACCAAGAGACAGTCCAGGCCTTTGATCGTATGACCAAGTGATTCCCGCGATATCAATTGGGGCAGCAACATTGAAAACGTCAGCGTTGGTAATATCAAGTTCTAATCTACCGCTGATTGGTCCACCCGACAGGGAATCACAATCTGCAACTGCACTTGTGCAACACGCACCATATGGGTTGTCATCAACTGTTCCTGCATCTCTACATGAACACACAGACTCACATGAAATTTTCCATTTCCATTGAGTGCCACTACCTGACTCGTTGCCACAACCAGGCATTACGACCATGCGAATTTTACCGTACCACGGACTACTTGTGTTTTGAGACTCGAACATGTCTTCCTCAATACGGAGACAGTAACTGTGAGTTCCATTACCCAACTCAGATTCTGGATCTGAGCAGAATGGTTTACCTCTGAACAACTTACCTTCCAGAGTATCATCGTCTATACAGTTTGTATCGAAAATTACTGCTTGTTCGCTGGGGTAATCAACGGCAGGTGCGCCCGTAGATCCACTCCATACTTGAGGATGGATACCTGCTTCATAACCCTCATTTAAATTTTCGTATGGTGTGTTAAAACTTATTATACTTCGTCTGTACGAATCATTGCCATAACCTTCACCGCTGTTGTTTTCTCCAGAAACATACAAGAGTTCACCTGACAATGGATTTTCAAAGTTTACCTCAGATGCACCATATAAAGGTTGACGAATTGTTTCTGTATCTTGATTGTTGTCTACTTTTGTTCGTAGTATTACAATTCTATCATCTGCTTGAAAGAATTTTACAGAAACACAAAGATAACCAAATCGTTTACCATTTTCTTCTGGAGGACTAAAACGAACTAGGTTCGCCACATCAAGAATATATTCCTTTAGTTTATCACCAGATTCATTTGCAACTGCCGTATTACAGAAGTCAATATTATATTCATCTCCAACGTGTGCTATGGCGTTTCTAAACTTAACACTGATTGTATCGCCAGTCCCCGTTGGATTTGGTCCGCCGAAACTATCATAAAAACTACCCGAACCACCTTGTGCTTTGTATTGGGGAGATAGGAACAGGAACTCACCTGTGCTACCTGAATCCACATAGCCTGTTGTGATTCCTATTGGAGAGGAGATGGAGATCGTATCGTCAGCCCACTCAATACCAAGATCAACAGCAGCAGTCAGTCCTCTGAATTGAAAAGTTGCTCCGCTAGGATCTGGTCCAGCGGTGGTGGTTTGTTTGAAGATTTGACCACTTGGATTGCCAACACTTTCACCCAGTGCCGTAACTCCAGCAACGTAGGCATTCTGTCCAGATACACCACCAACATAAACAACACTCTCATCTGAAAGTGTTAACTTGATTCTTTCTTCGCCATTTGATGGATCAACCTCGGACCATCTATACTGAGACACGAATGGTGCCTCTGGACCAGTTGCACCAATACCACCAGTGTCACCACTGTTACCAGTGACACCGATTGCTTTAATTCCCTCTGGTCCTGATGGTCCAGTTATAGATTGAAACGTACTGTTGGCCATATGATCCTCTTATTATATATCAGACTCAGGGAAATCTTATTCTATATTTAGCCGAGTAGTTGATATTTCCTCCACTAGAATCTTCAACAAATTCCTGCACAGGCTTCGATGGTGTTGGTGGATTGAATGTTGGACTGAATGAAGAGAATTTAACAAAGTTGACTTGTCGTGTTGGTATTACATTTGGAATGTATGCAATAATATCAGTATCACTCTTAGTAAATCTTATATACTGATCACCAAGAGGATCGTTATTAACGTCATTAACATTCTTCAAGTCGTAGTTTGCTATGAATTGAGTTGCATTAAATTCATTATCAAATTCCAGTTCTATTACATATTCAGTTGGACCTAAAAGAACTCTTTCTTCAAATCTTATTCGTAGAACCTTTAGTTGGTTAAAGATTGGATTACCTCCACCACCTAAATTACTATAGTTATTACCTTCACCAAACGGACATATATCACTTCCACACTGTAGAATTTGAGTACCCTCTATATAGAGGTTAGTCTCACATGATCCCTCTTCACATTCCTGACAACCAATTGCGGTGGGATCAGTTACGTCTCCACTAATTACTGGAGTATCGAAGGCCCCCTGTCCACAGTTTAGTATTCCACTAGTATTACATTGATCTTCGGGAACCATAATACAATCTGATCCATTATTAAAACAGCAGTTAACTAGAGAAGGCGAATCACATCCGTTACACTCATCACACACTTCAGAACCTTCACTGGCACTTCCGTTAACATTGGTGTTGGTTCCAAACATATCTTTAACACCACATCCACTTAATATTGAGGCAGTACAATTACCTTCCTCAACAACACGACATCTCTTGGTTCCAAATTGATCTACATTGTAGCAGCAATTTACTAGTGTTGGATCTTTAGGATCACCACATGTGTCACAGTTACTGCCATCTAGAGTCCAAGATGGGTTGGTTGTTTCATCGGAGTGTAAGTTGTTCAAGCAGTGATACTCTCCTACTGGATATGCACATTGCCATTCGGCAGTATCACTTGACTTGTAACAACAGTGACCCCAGCCAGACTGAGTTGAACAATCAAAATCGTCACATGTAGTATCCTCTACACCCGCATATGTAGTTGAACTTCCAACCACATTGATAAACTGAGGGAAGCATACTACACGGTTTGGATCTTCAAAGCAACTAAACGCTCCAGTTCCATCGGTTGCTGGTATTCCCTGACAACAAATTGGTGCTAGATCAGTGGAGAAATTACATGGATTTTCTCCTATACATGATCCATCTAGAGTCCAGTTCTCAATACTAATCCTACCACTACCTGCAATAATTGTTCCGTCCGCTGGTAATACGTTATCCGTACAAGTTTCATTATTAGTGTTACAGAATCTACCAGTTGGGTTTACTGCACTACAATCAACACCCTCTGTCCATGAGATAAAGATCAGACCACCCACTCCTGTGGATACATCCCCACCTCCACACTCTAATTGGGTTGTTTGTGATGTTACGGCGCGGGCGGTCGAGGGATCACCACTGACATTTTCAACCTGATAACAGCAGCCTGTTGGAATACAAGATCCAGGCCCTTCGTCTGGTCCTTCTTCCCATGCACCTGCACACTGACTTTGACATGTATAACTATGAACCGAATCTGTACAGCAGTTGCCGAGTGCATCGGATCCACAGTCGCATGTTAAGTTACCGTTCGGACATGGAGTATCTGTTTGACTCCACACTCCACCACAGTCTGCCAATCTCGTTTCTGTACAATCTGCATCACAGCACTGACCGAATGGACATGGGTTGTCTGATGGATCACATGACTCTGCGGGGAAGAGTGAGGAGTCCTCACTACATGTTGTGGTTTCTAAACACTGTCCAGTCGAGCAATTCCAACAAGAGACTAAAGGTTGATCGAATGGTTCGACAAGATCTTCAAAGCCACCACACTCGGTGCAACTATTTCCTCTACAGAATACTCTGTTCTGACAGTTTGTGATCAACAGACCTCTCTGCTCATTGATCCTTTCGTCGGCAGGAGTTTGATTAATAGTCGCTTCGATTCTAGCCTTTGGAGTTCCAGATCGAGAAGGCAAACTATCTACACAACTACCACCGATACAAAGACCTAAATTGCTATTGCTCGTTGCTGAACCAATCAAAGACTGGTTTTCATTTGCTGGATCGTTGATGCCATAGAGTAGTGAAGTATATCTTGGGTTAGAAAACTCTGATGGCCAGTCGGACTGTCCTGCAATACAAGGATTTGTTTGGTTACAGATAACAGGGACGAACTGGAAATTCAATCCGCCAGGTAGTGGCGATAATGGTTGCATGAGTGTTAAATAGTCTGCCTTAACAGAGTAATCAACATACTGTAAAGTTTCAAACTCAGGATTGTTGAATACATTACAATCCGGTCCTGACAGATTGGATGATCTTAGTTGATCTAGTTCATCACGACATTTTCTTGAATTGTTACTAAACACTACTCGATCTTGATCATCATATTCTCCAATATCAGAATTACTTAAAGTAAGCCAATTGATGTTTGTAGCGTCTAATCCACAGAAAGGATTATCTAGGTTATCAGAGTTACCACACTCATTATAGTAAACACTCTCTAAATAACTCTTGTAAAGATCAGCACAAGTATCGCTCCACTCACCACCACTCTTGCAACAATCTACCGTGTTATCCCCAACGGATGTAGTGTATGCACAGAAGGCATTTAGACATGGTTCGCATGTAAATACGCTTGCTCTTCCTGTGGTTGCCTGTGGCCAGTTTGCCTGTTCACCGTTCCATATGCGAATGGCTTTATTACAGACACCATCAGTAGGGGCACAGTTATTGCTATCAATCCATATGACATCCGATGGCCAGTTTGTGGTGCTGCATGTTGTGTTCTCTAATTCATTCAAGATGTTTATGGTATCTCTTTGAATTGCTTTTCCACAAAGAGCAATAGAGTTTGGTGATAAACAATCATCAATCACCGTATCAAAGGTAGATTTTGCTTGACCACAAACGTCAGAATCGCCACATGAATAATTTTCTCCATATAACCAATCTTGATTGCAATATGCTCTCAGTGTTGCCGCTGCAATCGCAGTGGGTGCTAGAATATTTCTATCTGTACCGCACTCCATAGCCTTATCGTGTCCAAGACAATAACCTTGTGCAAGAATGCCTGTGTCTGCATCTACTGCGGTGGCACGAATATCATAGTCTGGAGTTGAATCATTTTTACCTGTGACATTTAGTTTGTCGTAGTTCGCAAGATCATTGGGGACACCGTTGATATCTACGGTTCCTGCGTAGTAGTAGAGTTGCTTTGATATTCCAAATGCACAATCAAATTCCGTTGCTTTGTATGAGATGACTCCCGCTCTCGCACAGTTTAAGGTTTCAACTTGTGTTGGATCATCTGGCTCGCATGGATTGTCATCACAACTAGCATCTGGGTTGTCTCCAGAATAAACGCCAGGTGGTGTAGATAAAATACAGTCATATTCATTTGCTATACTACACTGGTTATTGGTACAGCACTGTCCAGTTTCTAGTGGATCTGAACATGTGTATGTTGGAAGTTCAAAGGTTCCTGTGTTTTGATTACTCAAGATCACAGAACATCCAGCAGCAAAAACACCAACAAACTTTTCACCGTCAGCGTTTTCTTCTCCAACGGCAGGCAGACCGCTCTCGTCTGCTCCATTCTCTAACATCTCTCGTCTAACAACAACGGCTCTCTTACCTAGATTTGGTTCACCTATGTTAGACATCTGAGTTTCTAGGACAGATCCTGCTTCGTTTATGGTGAAGAATTCAGTATCACTTGATCTTGTTGATGTCCAGTATGGAGAGTTGTTGACTGTATCTCCGATTAGAATGTTGAAGTGAATGCTGTTCTTCAACACAATGAAAGCCATCTCATTTAGACTTGGAATGTAATAATCATTTTCATTAGCAAAGCCTGGTACGTTCAATGAACGTGCGTATGGAATTGCCTCTGTTAATGGATTGTGTGATGCGTTTGCATAATTTGTGTAGTATGTGTTGTGTAGTCCATCGGATAGTCTATCACAACCAAATGGTCCGCTTATATCTGCTACAGCAACTCCACTTCCTAGAAGTTTTACGTCAGGGGAATCTGGATTCTCAGAAAGATTTGAAACAAATATATCCTTTATCCACAAGGCCCACTTTTTAAATCCAGCGGGTTGGTTACCACCCTCCTCTGTGCAGTTACAATTTAGGACTGTTCCACAAACATCACACGCAGCATTTTCAGTCCACTGACATTGGGAAGGACAAAGTGACTCTACAATTTGATCATTACATTCTCCGTTTGAGCAGCAGCACGCACCAAGAGGAATGCTTCTACCTGCACAACAATCTACCTGATCACATACAGTGCCTGCACCCATGTGAATACCACCTGCCTCTACACATTCGATTGGTAGTACGTTACATAACTTAGATGTATCTGGTAAACAACAGGCTCCTCTTGTTAGTTCTTCACAACCATTTTCACCGTCTGCTATAAATTCTTCACATGATTTATCAGCATTGAATACACCACCCAGATTATCACATATGGGTTTAGTCGAAGTGACTTGTCCTTCAATACCGAGACAGCAACAACCTAAATTATCACACGGTCCCGGACATGTAAATTCACCACATGATAGATTTGAAAAGAATTGGCCACCAATATCATCACACTTGGAAAGAGAATAGTTAAAGCAAGAGTTGTTCACACAACACGCACCAAGAGTGCCATCACATGGATCTGCATTACAACTTACTCGATTGAAGAAAGTACCAGAGCAGTTCTGAGAAAGAACATAATCACTACACTGATCTGGTCCTTGACAACAGGCTCCTACTCTAAGTGTTCCATCAAACGTAGTATCATAATCTTTACCAGCGATGAAGCATTGCCAAGTGTCACCATTGTTAAACGTGATGCAGTTTACAATATCAGTGCCAGATCTAGTAAAGGTGGGGCCTGCTGGACTGAATAAGAATTTATCTTCATTGAATGGATTTTGATTTGTTGCTAGCCCACCATTTTTGATTATGAATGTTGTGTTTACTGTTTCACCAAAAGTCACACCGTCTGTTGTTACAGGTTCAAAACCGTGAACATTTGCCACCGCATCTGTAATTTCAAAACCAGTGCGACCTACAACGTAGTGGTTGTTGGTAATCGTTGTATCTACAGTTATGGACTCATTATTTACTGGATCATATCGTTTGATTAACTCTTTGAAATCTCCAATTACTGCCTGAAGAGAACCCTCTTCTGCACTGACACCTTCCGCAAAAAACGTATCATCAGCACCTCTGATGAAAGTGGTTCCCGCATAGTGTAAGAGTTCACCTGTCTTACCAACAACTTGTGATAATAGACCAGAACCAAGTGGAGCATTTAACTCAATGTTGTTTCCAGTTTCATTGATTGTAATGTCAGGACTGGTTCTGAAGGATCGGAAGAACGCAGTATCGCCTACTGAGTTCTTGAAGATCTTAGCCCCGCCACCCAACTGCTGAACATAGAACTTTGCTGTTCCTACAGATCCATCAGATCCTGCTGTGTTTCCAGAGACGGGCCCGATTGAGGCAGTCGTTCCATCAGCGTTGACTAAAACTCTATTCTTACAATTTATCGTTCCAGCAGTCCAACCAACCAGAGCGTATCCAATTTCTCCTGTGGCACCAGTTGATCCAGTAGGACCACTTGGACCACTTGGTCCTGTTGATCCTATAGGTGCTTGTGGTCCTCTCGGTCCACTTGGTCCCATGATTGTAGAGATAGAGGAATTCGTCATGCTTTAACTCACGATAGTCTTAATATGTAGGAAAGAATATATCTGTGCCTGAACTAGATTTTAGTGGAACACCATACCACACGGTTCTTTTTTCAGAGTCTTTCTTACCAAGACTATAGAACTGATATACATCAAGACCCGAAGTTAATACTGGATTTTCTCTGTATGGGAATATCCAGTTTTGAGGCCAAACAATACCGCAAGTTTTTCCATCAGTTCTTGGTTTGTTACTTCCACCCTTGATAGCAAGAGTAAAGGAAGTTGCTCTACCACTTCCGAAGTAGTGTTCAAATGTGTCGGCAGTTGCCGTAACGTCATTGATCTTAATGAAAGGAGCCGATACTCCGAGAGGAATCGCGGCGGCGGGAACTTGAGATATGTACAATTGATCAACGTCAATATACCAAGTGTTTCCCCACGGTCCAGATGGTCCGTACTGATCTTCCCGAACGTATCTTGTACCAAGATGTAAGCCTGGATCTACATTAAATTCTATGACTCTTGTTGAATCGTTTATAGATCCACCACTCACTTCTGTTATACCAAATCTAAAACCAACCTCTCTATACTTACGAACAACGGCACTGATAGTTTTGTCTTCGGGGTTATAATTAAAACCTGTTGCACCCCGAACAAGAGGAGTGGCTTCTGCACTATTACCAGCAGTGCCAGACATGTATGCAATTTGATTTTTTGTTGCAGGGGTAACACCGACAATTTGTTTATTATCTTTATAACTGATGTAAATTTCATTTTCAGTTTGTGTGACCTGAATACCACCAGTTCCCTTGATGGTTTTTAGATCCATTGTTCCGATGTAACAATTGTCAATGATACCCTTAACAAGTGCAGTTGCACCCGCAGTTCCAATATCTTCAACGAATAGTTTATAAACAAAATCACCAACAGGTCCAAGTGATCCCCCCGAACCAACAACATCACTAGACAGAACACTCACACCATTGGTGTAAACTGTTTTGATGTCTATTGAACCGTCTTCGTTGAAGTCGCCGATTATGACTTCAGAGACAGAAGAACCAGTGGGACCAATACCACCCGTTGCTCCAGTTGGTCCTGCTGGGCCTAGTTGACCATTAGGGCCGAACCCACCTGTATCACCAGTGGGTCCGACTGCTCCGAAGTTATAACCTATTACGCTATTTGACATTTATCGCCTCAAGTTACGATTTTAAGAACACCGCCATCGTTATATACAGATCCAACTGCCAGTCCACTGGCACTAGTAGGTAGTTCAGTTAGACTGAGAGTTTTTAGACTCAACTGATTAAGCAGGGAAGTGTAACTTGAGTCTCCCACGCGGATGATCCAATTTACAGTAACGTAAGGAGGGAGGTTTGTTAGATACTCATATGTGTTTTCATTAAACCCTCGGTTGATTGTACCAGTAACATCACCGATCTGATCCATTTCTAATTTATCATGACCACCCTCTTGGTTTAGTCCTGCCACTTCTTCAGTGTCAGCGGGCGCACCCATGATAAATTTATTTCTTAAATCAGGAGTCAGGGCCGAGTCTAGCGTGACTAAAGTTATTGTTTGGTTTGGAGAAACTTGACTTCCATTAATTACGTTAACTGTTTTTGTTGCATCAAATCCAACAATAGTTGGTGTAGTAGTTAACTTGGCGTCTTGTGATCCAGTTCCAGAACCGCGAACATTGTCTATTCTCGTAACATCTTGAATTAAGTGTTCAACCAAAGCCTTTTGTCCGCTTCTTTCGATTAACCTTGCTTGAATATCACCTTGCTCTATAATATTTCCTGCTGGAATATTACCTGCAAAAGTAAGCACCTCTCTGAAACCATATCTCTTATTAATTGCTGTAGAGAAGTTTGGATAAGTCGTCACACTGATGGGACTACCATCACAGACAGCCCATCCAGATGGAATGGTTGTAGTATCTCCAACGAAGGCATGGATTGAACCTATTGGGTTTACTGCACTCATGTAGATTGCAGTATCTCCACCCAGATAATTACCAACGTAGTTCTTAACTAATCCTCTTTCTTGAGTTATGCCAGAGCCGTCTGGAATTGAAGGCAACCGCACTACGACAGATTTGAGAACTTTTCCAGCATCGTTAGGTGGAACACTATCTAATACACCAGCAGTTTCTCCGCTTAAGAAGAAGACCTCTCCTCCTGTCGATCCGTAGATTGTGTTGTTTAGGATAAACTGAGATGTTTCTACATCACCCTCGACTACAAACCTAAAGACACTCGCACTAGATGTTGAAGTAACCACACCACAAACCTCTGCGTTTGTTGGACTATCGGCTTGTGCTAGAGTGTATCCATTTGAACCAACATCAAAACGAATGACATTACCAGCGGTGAACCCGTGGTTCGTTTGAACAATCGGTCCTATTTCTAGGTTAGAACCTACCTGTGATACGGTTCCCGCAATAGGAGTCCCTGATATATTTGAACTTGAATTATTGCAATTGCTCATTAGGCGTCAACTCCTGTATTGAATTCTGCTTTCGCTGCGTAGTGGAATGTTAGAGCATCACCAAAAACGGCACCAGATGGAACGAATATGTTGAACCCCTTCTCCGAGTTGGAGGCTGCTGACAGACTCTTAAGGTTCGTGACACTTCTCGTAGCATCATTGTAACCCTTTGTTCCAGAAGTCTTATCCAGATCCTTACCTGCATCCAGATTGAATATCATTTTATCGACACCAGTTGGAGAGAGAATATCAATTGTGGTTGGTGCTGCTCTCATTTCAATTGGGAGTTCAAACTGAATGTTACCACTGCTATTCATCGTCACTGTAGGACTTCCGTACTTGGGAATGTTGGTTCCAGTCACCATAGTATTCTTAGCACGATATTCATTTACCGTATAACTAGTTTGATAGAACTTACTCGCTCTTCTTCTCTCTTCGTTTCTGTCGGTTCTGAGTGGATTAGTCACCTTAAAACCAGATTCCATCTGGAACTTGGCAAGGAAGAGTTCGGCGTTGTATGTAACATCAGCCGCGCCAGTGTTACCTGTTGTTCCATTGTATCGATAAGGTAAAACCGAGAACGTTGCGTAACTATCCTCAGAGTTTGTCGTTGCGCCAGGTGGTAGGGTTCTTGGTTTGAACGACATGGCATAACGTGTCCATCCAGTAGCACCATCGATATAAACAAGATCTAATTTTTGTCTGCTTACAATTTTCCCGTGACCAGCAGGAGCGCCGTTCCAATACTGTGCGTATTCTGTTGCGACAAAACCAGTCGCACCAGTTGCACCCTTCGCATAGAATGAAACTGTAACTGGCATACCTGCGTACCTGTTTGCATCTTCTATGATTATACTGTAGAGAATTTTATCCCCAAACGTAGCACCAGTATTACCAGTTGCACCCGATCTAAGTACAGAGTAATATTCAGGGTTTCCTAGAACTTCGGACTGACCGAATGAGAAGTTCTCTCTCTTAATTGAGAAGTCTTTATCATATGATCCTGTTAAGGTGGACTCTCTCATCCAACGATCTGCAAAGTAAGTATCGTCGGTTGTTGTGTGGGCAGAGTCAACACCAATTCCTCTTTGCCATATATCAAAGCCACCGTTTACAAATTCGTTTACTACTCCTTCAGCCACACGGGACGCTGCATAACCACCACCACCGATCGTGTCGCCATCTGAAGATCCAGCAACCTCTGCTGCTGTAAACGCCTGTGCTGATCTTTGGGTTGTCGTAAGATTGTTGTCAACAGGAGTTGCGTAACTCTGAGCAAATCTGGCGTTGAAGTAAAATACCTTATCTCCCAAGACAATTGCCGAGGGTGAGATAAAGTCTGTATTTGGAGTAGTCGAGGTTAATCCAAATTGACCAGCAGTTCCATTCTCTTGATTTGCATAAAGTAAGTGGTCATCTCCTGCTTTTCTGTTCGTGTGAATTGTGTCTCTGAAAGTATCACTGTCCTTTGACATTCCATAAAGAAGGAGTTCGTATCCACCAGAAACTTCATTGACCACCAAACCAAAAATTCTAGCCTTATTAGACTCACTTAGTTTTTCGTATCCACCACCCTGTTCTTCGAGTGCTATGATGTCACCGATTGCGAAACCAGATCCAGCGATTGTGGTTCTAACAGAAACACCGTCTGCGGTTGAACCACCACCACCACCAGCGCCGCCGACTGTGTTGATTACTTGTCCGCGATAGTTCAGTAACACGCCTCTGTCTGGAGATAGACCAACGAACACTGGCTTCGAGACATGTCCCTCGGTTGATGGTTCTGTGAGTGTAATGTTACCAATATTGGTTGGGGAGAGGAAGTAAGGACAACCAACCGAAAGGATGTTTGTATCATCAGTAACACTAGTGAATGTACCTTCGACTTCTCCGTTGAATGTTACTTCAAAGTCAGAGTTACCATTGACTCTAGAAATCATACCGACTGCTTCTGCTGATGTTGCACCACTAGCAATCGCAAGAGTAAACCCTGCGGCATATGCGTCGGATGCTCTAACGACTTGACCAAAGTTGAAGCCGTGAGAAACACCAGTGACTCTTCTCTTGTTTACACCCTTTAGAATATCAACTCTACCGTCGCTTGCTCGGATTCGAGCGATCTCACCTGCATGGGTGGCACCAGTTATTAGTGCGTCGTATGTGTGACCATTCCCAATAACCAAATCGGTTGCGGTCTGCTTGAAGGATAAAGTCTTACCATTTGCCTGTCCGAAGATGATCTGCTGCATCGCACTATCGGCTAGAGTTCCTCCGCCAACTAACTTAAGATCTTGATTAGTGAACCACTGTCCATTCCAATTCAAGAAGTATGGGTGAGTTGTCCCTGAATTCCAGTATGGTCCACCACCACCAGTGTAAGCACCAACTACAATACCAGCAGTCGCTTCTCCTGCGGGTGGATTATCATCACCATTAACATTAACCAAACCATTAGGGAAAGAGACTTCTCCCGCTGTAGAGAAGGAGACGTTTCCAGTAACCACAAGATTACCGTCGATTGTAATTCCTTTACCAATTGTATCGGCAACTGACATCTCGAAAGTTCCGCCAGTTCCACCACCAGCAAAACCACCAGTAACTGAAAGACCAGTAAGAGCAGAGATATCGTAAACCTTCATCAAGTTTAACTTACCGATGATGTCAGTATTTGTTAAGGTTCGCCAATCATTGATAGTATCACCTAACGACACTATCGAGATTTGCTCATTGTTTTTTGTGATATCTGCCATTTAAATCTTTCCTGTCAATTAGTTGGTTGCTCGAAGAGGTGTGGTGTTGTCAAACGCCCAGAAGTATGTGTTGTTTCTGAAAATAGCAATAGGGACAAAGAACTCTCCGATAGGTCTTGCACCTATAGATGAGTCATTTATTTTTAAGTATCTCGGAGTGTCACTAGTGGGATCTTGATTCTTAACTCTATACGCAAATCGTGTCGCTCCTGGCGCATTGCTATTTGCAAACTGATCTCCTGCTGGATCTAGTAGACTTTCATCGGTTGTATAATCGACATACTCAGGGCCAGGAATATTTTCTAGACTCTCTATTTCAAAACCAACGATGTCATTTGTGCCTGGATCTTGTCCATTGTTTATCTGCTCTGTATAGAGATTGTCTGTCACTGGGGGAAATGTTAACCAAAAACCATTTGGTTTCGACAGTTCTGCACCACCAGCACCAAGTTGAAAATTAGCAAAGAATTGAGCATTTCGGATAATCGAAAATGTATGTGTGGATGTATTTACGGCAACTGGAGAAGTGAACCTAGTATCTACTAGAGACTCTTCCTCCAAGTCAACTCTAGGTTGTCCATGTCTAAACATAGTTCTTGCTGTGGTTGACATTTGGTGCATAATAATAGTTTGTAGTTCAAGGAGTTCCCTCGACTGCAAAGCATAGCCTGGAGCAAAACCAAGCGACATGTAATTTTTGGTTGGACTCCAACTGTCCAAATAAGGATCAGTTGGAAAGAAACTTTCATACCATGATTGCTGGGCCATCTTCTACTCCAATCACAACGGAATTATGAATCTAGTTGTGTATAGTTGTTCTTCTAAAATGTTAAACGTTACTGGTATTATGTATAAGAGATCCCCAGAGCCTACCTTTAACGTTGGCTCAAAAACTTGCTCAACTTCAAAGGTCTCTCCTCCACTGGCAGCCATTGTCTCTCCTGGCAATGGTGGTGTCTTTGCACCTGTGAGGAAAAGATCTGCTCGGTTACTAGTTCCTGAATCTGAAAATTTAAGTGGGGTAAGATCAATAACCTTTGCTGTGGTTTTTGACGTATCAAACAGAATTGTGCTATTGAATTTTAACCTATCATCATTGATTGTGGACTTTGCAGTAGATATCACAAACCCAGTTCCACTATTATCTTTCAATCTAGTTTTAGTTGCTTGTCGTAGGTTGAGTGTTTTACTTCCACCCTGTCCGAATTCTTGACCTGCAATCTGACCTTGATAATCACCTGTGGCGTAAACTGGGTTTCCAATCAATCCAAATGCCGACATGGTAACTCCATTTGGGAAAGAACCAATAGAGTCGTCACCCTGTCTCATATTACCGACAAACATCATTGTTCTTGCCTGTAGTGTGATAGTGGGATCACTACCCAAATCTGTTTCAGTTCCACCATAGGAAGAGGAAAGAGTAATTTTAGATTCAAGATCTGTCTTGCTGGTGATATCACCATTACTATTAGGAGAATCTACTAAAGATAGTATACCTCCAACATAACCAACCCCTCCATTGGCTACTCTATAACCAGTTACTTTATAACCCTTTCCAGGCTCAAACGCTGTGCTAAGTTGAACAGACGCACCAGTTCCCTGACCAACTACAGTTGCTTGTGGATTTGGCATATCAAAGTAAACATTCTGTTGTTTCAAATCAATCTTGACATCATTGATTTTACCTGCGGTTGTTTTTGCCTTTTCTTGAACCTGAAATTGACGGTACTTTGCACTAGATGTGTTTAGATTTGTTGGTATAGATTCGATTGGTCTTGGGACTGGTAGCCACTTGGTTGTCAAGAATGTGAACAGTTCATCACTCACCGAATACAAATACTTCCATGTGTATCCATCTTCTGTAGTAAACTCGTCAGTTCCAACACTAGTGGGTTTGACATGGGAAGCAACTCTGTCCCTTTCTAATCCCGACTCACAGTTTTTTATGCAGAGATATACGTTGTAATCATCTGTCATAACGTAAGGTTTATACTTGTAAACTACAGTTCCATCAAATGCAACAGTGTAATCGTAAAAATTTACATCAGGATCTAAGGCATTATATACTGTGCCTCGGGTCCAATTAATTCGAGGCACAACCAAAGACACATCGTCCTCAGTAACTCTTTCCATGACAACTATGTTCTCATAAACTTCCTCATCAGACTTAAGAGAATCTGCGGAGATGCCACCTGGCGTTGATTCCTTTGCAGCAAAGAAGAACAATTGATTATCTTTCCAGATATAATCGAGAGTAGTTCTTGCCGCTAAACTACGAAACATCGTGGAACTTGTGTTCGATATTGTTCTGTTGCTTATATTTACATTACTTTGTGAAGCCATCTATATTTCCTCTTATTGTCCAGTCGCTAAAGGCGTTGAGCAAGCCAAAGTCTCAAGCGGATCGTTTGGTGAAACATTGTATCCCTTTGCAGCATCTGGGATCAAGTTCATTAACCATCCAAGTCTCATATCACCAAACGCTGTTCCTGTTGTTGGACCAACAGACCAAACACTGGGATGATGATAAACATGCCATAACGTATAACCTCTAGCCGCTGCCGTAGTATATGTATCTGCTCCATAGGTTGGACCAGTGTAACCGTTCTCACCAGAAGTGCCTGCGGTCCATCCTATTGGATACCCACCTGAATCATGAACCGCTGTGAAACAGTTTACTGATCCTAGTGTTAATGGATTAGTATTATATGGATTGTATCCACAAGTGAACCAGTCCTTAGCAGAGCAAGCATCTGGAAATGGTTGTCTTGGATCTATGGTGGTTGAGAATGTGTATGCCAGATAGTGTCCAACCAAAGGCTGTTCAGAATAACCCGTATCAATAGGGCCAGGTGCGGCTGGAATATATGAATCTGGTCCAACGTTATTGAATAGTCTAAATCCTGCTGGGTGTGCAATTTGTCTTATTGGATTTAAATTGAAATCAACTCCACCTGCTACATCTTCCACAGGCAAATTACCCTGTCCCGCTGGCACAACAGAAGTTACTGAGTAAGAAAACTCTTGAAAATACTTGTCTCTAAATCTTACTCCACCACTAAGAGTGCTTCTACTATCTTTCCAGTATCCTTGGTATGTTACACCAGCCGCATCTTTATCAAAACCATCTATGTTTGGAACCCAGATCGAATCTGACAAAAAACAAAGTTGAAGTTTGGGATAGTCAAAATCAATAGAAGCAGCCTCTAAACCGAAAAGAGAAGCCAGGAGAAAACGAATTGACTCCTCGGTTCCTTTGGTCAAATAGAACTGTCTGATAAAAGTCAAGAATCTTCTAAGATCAATTTCAGAATTTGCTGGATCCGACCATAGATAATTTTGATTTATTGGGAATAGTTTAGCCAATAATTCTTTGTGGTGAATCAACAGAGCAGGAGAGACATTATCAATGTCCATGAGATATGGAATTTGGTTGATACCGTTAGAAATTCCTAACCACTCAAAATAACCATCAATGAATTTTACATATAATTCATGGTTTTCTAAAACATGAACAGGTAATCTATCACGAACATAAAAAGGAAATCTTGGTGTATCAACATCTACCGCAGCAGTCGAGCCTAATAGACTCTGTTGTGCATTATAGAATGCAAGACCTAGATTATTTTCAAATTCATTGAATGGATTTTCTGTTGTTGTTATCATTAGTCAGTTACCGTCATTGTATTTGTTATTGTTCCTAGACTATATGAAGCCTGTCTAATTCCTCTGACTGATTTACTAAATGGTGTGGCATATATGGTTAGATCCATCGCTGCTGCATCACCTGCATCTCTCTTTGCATCCCATCCTGATAGATTTTGAATAGTAATATTTCCCGTTTGATAATTTACGGTTCCTATTCTAGAATTAATAATTTTCTTTGCACTATTTACATATCCACCAAAGCGAAGGAAACCATTTCCGTCATCATCAATGAAACCTAAGTTTTCGTCGTCGTTATCTAACAGGTCCACTAGAATTGCGAATTCATTAGAGAAGATACTGCCAGGTACAATTCTATTTGCGAAGGAGATGAAGAAGTTTCTTGGTAGTGGATCTGTAATGTCTTGATTATAGGCTGAATTTGAAAATGATGCAGATATGTTTACGTCAAAGTCCACCGATCTGATGTCATCATTTTCTGTTACCAACTCAGACACAATATTTGAATATGGAAACACTGCTTTAAATCCACAGTCAGGGTCGTACAATCGTATCTTACTTGTCACCTTGTCACGAATCCCTGTTCCATCTGAGTTGATTATCGAATCATATACGACAGTTCCTCTTGGAACATTAATATCGTAACAGGTTGGATTTTTAAATTCAGGCAAAACACCAACGACCATTTTCTCTTGTAGTTTAGCACCAAATTCCGACAACTCACTCGCACTAAAAGTAGCACCAGTTGCATCTTTAATTGCAGCAAGGAAAATTCTACCATACTGGGGTGGGTTGTTATCCTCTCCACCCCATGCGGTGGCATCAAATACTTCTGGGTTGTCTACCTTGAAAACAATCTCGGCATCATTTGCCGTGACTGCTCTATTCTGTGCCTGAAAGTATGACGGAGCATTCGTTCTAATGCTTTCTGCACTCTCACGCTCTGCTCCACCGAAGGAAGGAGTTTTCACAGTGATAGATGATATGATCGTAGTTCCAGTTTCACTAAACTTAGTCTCTCCATTGGCATTGTTAATACCATTTGGTGTAAGATATTCGACTCTAATATCAGAGTTTTCTGGTACGAGCAATCCATAAGTTCCGTCACCAAACGAGACTTCGTATGCTCCCGAGTAGATGGGATCAATAAAGAAGACTTTTGAGTTTGAATTCAACGCAGAAATTCTATCTGCTTTTTGATACTCTTCACCACCAACAAAAACTCTTAGTGTAGAAACGTCTGCATCTTCTGGAACAGTAACCTTCCCATTGAAAAAAGTAGTGTTGACTGTGAAGTTTCTAGATGCGTTTTGATATACTGTTATCTCACCTGTATTGTTACTGAGTTCTGTGTTGTCAATTGTAGTAAAGACATAACCAGTGTCTGCTCCATTGAAGGCAGTTCCTGCTGGTATGTTGTTCTCTGTAGAGGTAACAGTAAGAACGGCTCTAGAAGCAATTCTGGAACGAGGTGTATAACCTACTAATCTAGCAAGAGACATCAATGAATCTCTCTTCTGTGCCGAATCGATGAAACTTTCGTTTGCAAGGAAGTTCGTGTATGTTGAAAAGAAAGCAGTGTTATATGCTAGGATATCAAGCAACGTACTAAGAGCAGATCCACTGAAATCATAGTCAGTAAACTCCTCCTTTGTTCGTAGAAAGTCAATCAAAGAACTTCTTACTTGATCAAAATCTGTTTGACTAAGTTTTATAAATGAGTCTGCCATTATTTTACTCTCTCTATTACTATGTCTAAGGTGTCTTCTTCATCCAAGAAACTGTATTCTACATCAACAGATACTGTTTGTGTCACATCATTGTATGCCGTTTTAACGGATCGTAATGTTACTCTTGGTTCAAAGTCTGTGATGACTTCAGCAACATGTTGTCGCATTTCCGACAAATCACCATCACTAAAACTACCAAACAATCTGGATATTAAATTCGCACCCAACGACGGACGAAAAGGTCTTTCATAAAAATTAGTAAGTAATAGATTTTTCAAAGACTGTTTAATTGCGTTGTTGTCAAATTTCCGTGCGACATCATTCGACGCTGACTTTGCGAAGTTGAAATCTAAATCAGAATATCGATACCTATCTGTTACTTTTGCCATATCTTATGTATGCCTTATGTTACGAGTTATTTGGATCATAAGGTAAACTATCTCGGTTTAATCTAACCCTCATTGCTTGTGTATTATTTCCTGTGAACGTTCGTCGAATACCCGTAACCAAGTATCTACCCGATAAGGGATTGATCCTTTCCTGATTAGCACTATCTTCTGTTTTTGCAAGAGATTTCGACTTGGGTAGAATTAAGCGAACTAAATTACCAATAGTCAAGTTCATGTCATTCGGAACTGTGATCTCAACCTCTTGAGACTGAATAAGAGCAACTTGCGCCCTTCTATACATGGGCTGCTCTTTCGGTGTTGACCAATATCGATTCCAAGCATATGAACACAACTTAGCATATTCAACTGCTTTGTTCGTCTCTGGATTTATATTATTTGGTTCACCGTCAGCAACTGATCCTACGCAAGTTCCTCTACAATCAAGGAAGTTTTGCCAATCTTTCTTATGATATATTGGTCTGTTTGCATCGTATAGATTTAATGCCCTATTACCAACGTAAGAAGTTTCTATTCCCTTTTGTCTGAGCGTACCAGACAATTCTGCGATACCAGCCCGATTCCCAAATCCAGTGGTGTCGGAATTCTGTTCTTGAATTACAAAGTCGCCACCAGTTTGGTTCTGAAGATAGTCGTCATTAATAATTCCAAACTGCTTTAGGAATTCGATGTAAGAACTATCCAAGAAATTACCTTGATACCCTATGAATCTTTTTGGTAAGTTTGATATATTACCGTAGTTGTATGGAAGTCCTCTGGACCAAACCGCAGGGAATTTCACACTGATTGTACTTGTTTGTACATCAGCCAATCTCATAACATATACCGGTTCTCCGCCGCCGAAGCCGCCGTCGGGATCGTCGTCGGGCAAGCCGAAGGCGCCGCCGCCGCCGAAGCCGCCACCCTCGCCGGCGCCTGGGAAGCCAGGATCGAACCCTGTACTCGACTGACCACCGAGACCTCCGGCACCGCCACCGCCAAATCCACCGGTGCTGACTTCCTCTGCACGATATGTTAGTTTACTCACATATGGAACTGATATGGTTTCTTCACTTGTTGTTTGATGACCACACAGGAACGGAGTTGAGCAGATTGTCGCTTTGTCATACTTCGGATTTTGAATATAGTTAACATCAACTGAGAAAGTAGTGGTAATTTCATCACCTTCTTGAACTGGATCTGGATCTTCAAATGTAGAATTACGAATATCTCCTTCAGT